TGTATATTCTCCATGACGACTCCTACTTTATACTGTCTAATGCAACATAGGCATCAGCAGGATCAAGGTCTTTAATCTTACTTCTCGCACTATCAGCGATCCATTGATTGATCTGAATTATAATGCCTCCGAACAACTGCTCCAAAATTACTTGATTTGTCTTTTCTGGATCAGTAGCTTCAGTTAATGCAATATCCTGATTATCCGTTAATGTAACTGTTGCTTGCAACCAGTCATTACTTATTACATAGGTTTTCATATTTTCCTCCTTTTACGTTTCAAGTCCTTGATAATATTGTACACTGATAACATGTGTTTTTGCTGCCGCCTGTCCATCGGAAGCTCGTGCGGCAATACGTACTCCTGATGCAACTTTAATCGGTATTGGTAAAGTAAATACTCTTGTTTGTAAATTACTATCAGCAGAAAGATTATCAATAGTATATGACCATCTCATTTTAGTTACTTCGGAAGCTCCGGCTCCCGTTCCAATTTCGAGCACAACGGGAGTAACAATATCTTCACTAATTATATCACTCCATGAACATATCCAACTATCAGCAGAAGCAGCAGCATCAATTTGAGTCCAAGCACCAAATATATCAGCCGATGTACTGCTCGCAACGGAAGCCTGACAAGGTGCTCCTGTTGCACCATCCTCAACTATCGTGCCTGTTACTGTACCGGAATATAATGAAACTGGGGGAGCATCAATTCTATTTCGTATGGCTTCCGGTGAATCGGTTGTTCTATTGAAAGTTGAAACATCCGATATTGAAATAATCGTTCCAAGTATCGATGTATCGGTTACATTCGCATCGAGTGCTCCCGTCATATTAGCCGAAGCCATAATCTTAATCTTTGATATTATACCTGATACGATACCGAGTATTGCGCCAATCATGACATCACCTCCCCTACAGCTGTAATATTTTCGCCCGTATACGTGAATGTTGCGGTATAGGTGACGTTCATTTCTCCGGCACTGAACACATAAACGAATGTTGTGACGTGATCCGAACCATCATACGATAATGTCCCCACACCAGATATGTCAAATCCTGCATCGCGAGCTGGGGAGTTATCCGTTATCGTTATCGTGTCGAATAGATCGTTTCCCGTGCCTCCGGTATATGTCAAGACACTTGATATGTTATGTGTCCCTATTCCGGCGAGGGCAGCCTTCATTTCTGCCATCATAGAGTTATATTGTACCGCCAGCGCATTTGTTGTTCCGGCGATGACTGCCGCTGTTTTAGTATATGCCATTCCTCACCTCAGCTTATAGTTATAACTGCCTCTATCGATAATGTTTCCGATGTTGTTTTTGTTTCACTCATCAAAGCATGGTTAAACATTGTACCACTGTCAGCAGCAGCAGAAGCCGCTTCTCCGAACAGTGCCATTTCCTCAATAGCTCCCACCGCTTCTGCCGGGCCAAAATATCCTCGCACCGTAATTGCCGTGCCGGAATATGCCGTATATGAGTTTGCGTTCCTGTCGAGTTCTGCTCCGAGTGTCGTATCACCAACCGCAGGGGCGGTACTATCTGTGCCGACAGCAACATACGTTATATTACAGTCATTTGCTTCTCCGGCTAATCTCTTTGCTATCATCGTTAGCCCAGCAGTGGTAATGAGATTATGACACGTCCTTGATCGTATCTCACCAGTATACATATTCTCGAATATTGCCGTCCAAACACACGACACTTTGAAGCTGTCTTTTATTCCTGTTGTCATATCATCCCCAAGTAAATTCATTCCACCTTGACTGTTCTGCTGTCGGCCCCCATTTTACCGGATGCGTATATTTATATGTATCTATTGACGTTTCTGTTACTGTAATACTTTCGGTTATAATCTTAAATATATCAACTGTTTCATCAGCTCTTAATTTAATACGTGAGCGATCACGCACGAGCGACAGCAATAAGTCTTTTAGTTCGTACAGAGTAACGGCAAATTCAACTGTATAATATTCGGCATTCGGCCCGAAAGGTTGTATTGATACCCGCCTTATTTGGTATTTACCAGCGAAAGATTCATACCCTGGAACGCTTATATTGACAAATTGCCCCTCGGCGAAACCGCTTTCATAGGTTGTAAAACTCCCGCTTATCTGGACATTACCAAACTGATTAACCTCGGCGAGCCCTCGTTCATGTGCTAAATCCAGAGAGTCAATTGTTTCATCTCTAATAATAGACTCGTATATTCCGTCACCACCTTCGATTGCTGCGATTGCCGCCTGGCTAAGAATGTTATCAACCTGTACAATTACCGGCACTTCATATTTATATTTGAACTCTATTACATCACCAACACCAGGAGTCGGTGTCGTGGCTCCAAACTCCGAACACCGTATATAACGCTCGCTGTAATTCCAAAAGAACTCATACGTACCATCATCTAAATTGAGATAATCAATAGCATACGTATTAGCAACACCATCAACTTTGAGAGATGACGGTTCATGTGGTGCGTATCCTGTCGCCCATACTCTCGATTCACCATCAGCAACCCAGCTATCGGTATATTCATCTGAAAGAAAATACCCACCCCGAACAAATACTCTATTCCGGATTTGGGAATAATCAGGGTTTATTCTGAAATTATCTATTGTGTTTCGTACAGCATCGTCATCAATATCAAATGGAGCTGGTCGAGTCTCTCGCTCGAAGAAATGGATGTCTTTGTCATAGTCAACATACCAATCCCACTCCAGCAGATCCGCCATGTCTGAAAGTGCCTGAGAAACCGGAACATAATTAAAGACGATCCTTGTGATTGTTCGGCTTACTTCAACATTATTTTCGGTAAACCCGTGAGCGGCATCGGTAAAGTTTGTGACTATATCTGATATAATTGCATCGCTCTTTTGGCTCGTATACGCCGCACTCACAAGCCTACTGTCGAGTAGCCGGGTGAAGTCCTCGCATTCAACGTGATACGTGTATTCTCGTGAAGTTGAAATATCATGGGGCGCGAGTTTGGATTGAATAGCTGTAGTAATAACACCACCAAATAGCTTTGTACCCGAAGTCGAATCCAAATAACAATATACTTCCTGTCCTGCCGATGGGACATTATCAGGATCATGGAGTGCAAATGAACAGGTATCAGGCGTATGCGTCAAGGCTTGGGTAATATTAATACCTGTCGTTTCGGTTTCTATAGCATTTATTGTCACAATTATCATCGTGTAAATTTCGTTTGATATTTTAACTGTTTCAGTATTTCATCACCTGCTACCTTGCCAACGCTTTTTGCATCCAGCAAAGAGTTTATACCGGCAAAATTCATATTTATAATCATACCTTGCCCGACATTTGTGCTGTGACGAGGATCGCTCCTTGTCAATACTTCCTCACCGGCAAGAGCAGTAATACGTTTCTCCTGTCCTATGATACCTGGAATTATACCACCATAATGGAATTTCCCTTCATCGTGCCAGATAGCTAAATCGCCGGAAGCATAAAGTAACAGAGCATTTTTTACATTCTCCCGGTGAGCAGCGGCATACTCTTCCAATTGACCTTCAGCTATTGACCGAGCATAAACCAGATCACCTTGTCGACCTGCTTCATATTCAACATTCTCCCCGGCATCTATAGCAATCTGACCATACTTCGCAGCTTGCATATCGGCATTTGTCATCGTTGTCCAACCCGTACCGATATTCGCTGCCCCGAATCCCGCGTATCGTGCGGCAATGTAAGATGATGTTTTTGCCTGTTTACGACTTCGTGAAGCCTGAGAAGTATGAGCATCGGATAATCCTGTTGTCGCCAAGATAGCTTCAGCGGCTTTGTAGACCCCAAAACCTATCCCTGCAACTACGAGAGCGGGAACGGCAACAGCAGCAACGGCTCCGGCTCCAGCAATGAGCGAGCCACCTATACCCGCAGCTGATCCAACGGCAGAAGCGATAAGTCCTCCTGTGCCACCTCCACCACCGAGCAATGATTCTCCAACTCCGACAAGACTGTTTGTTATACCTGTCTTAATTCTATCTACTAATGACTGTAGGATATTCCCGCCGATGTCAACGAATGCTGCCTCAAAAGTTTGCTTCAAATATTCACCTATGAAGTCTATTGAGTTCTTGAAATTTCCGTGATGTATATCCTCCATCCATGCGTCACCCATCGAGGCGATACGCTCGTCAAACTTTGTTCCAACACCTTCAAATATTGTTTCCCATGCTGCTGGCGTTACCTCCATTATAT